AACCAGGGCCAGAACTGACTTGATGCCGGCATAGACCGCCCGATTGGCCACGGTTGTTGTGACGAAGAAGTAAAGTTTCGAGCTTGGGGTGTCGTTGTTGCGGGCGAGGGTGATGAAGTTGGTGTCATTGTCCCACTCCCGCGGAACCAGGAAGGAATAGATCGTTGCCGGATTGGCGGTCAGGAAGGTCGTGAGGCCTGTGACGCCTTCATCCGGACTTCCGGCTCCGAGTTCCAGAACATAGACGCTCTGTTGCGTCGGCTGGGCGAAGAAGGTCGTGCCCATGGCCAGGAGTTCGGCGACATCAGCATCGGTGACATTGCCCTGAACCGTGACGGAGCCAGGATTGCTCGCCAGGGGATAGGTGAAGGTCGACGTGCCGGTGATCGTCGCGGTGAAGCTGCCATTGTATCCCGAGGGGGTCACGCCGGCGATGGTCACCCCGATCGTGTCCCCATTGGTCCAGCCGTGGGGAGACGTGGTCGTGACCGTCACCACACTGCCGGACCAGGTCATGGACGTGATCGCCTTCGACCCCGCCAGGATATTGGTCAGGTCGGAGAGTTGGGTAAGCAGGGTCAGGCTCTGGGCGGCCTTGGTGGTCCCCCCCTGGGAGATCATCGCCCCGGTGCGCTGGAGCAGGCTCGGGGCCGGCGCCTGCGTGACGGAGACGTTCACCGTGACTATCGGGTTCACCATGCTGGCGTCCTCGTCATTGATTGAGTGTTGGGGTCAGCGCCGCGGGATCGATTACGGCGCGACCTCTTCCCACAGCATCGAGCCGGCGAAGCCCGAGGTCGGGCCGGCGATGTTGGTGCCAATGGCGACATAGCCGCCGGGCGGGATGACGATGGAGCCGTTGATGTCGGCCGAGAACGAGAACGAGGTCGTCGCCGTGGGGGCCTGGCCGAGGACGCGGGCCCAGGCCGGGGTTCCGACCAGAGTACAGGCGCTGTCGAGTTTGGCCTGGAGGGTCGCGCCGGCGCCGACGACGGTGCCCTGGGGGGTAAGGGCCGTGGTGTGGGTGACGACGCCCGCCGCAGCATACCCAACGATCAGGCCGATGGTGGTGATCGTGGAGGGGGCGACAACGAAGGCCCCGGAAACATTCTGGAGCACGAGGTTCTTGGTGCTGGCCGCCGGGTTGGAGAGGCAAAGACCCACATAGGTGGTGGCGAGGCCCACGGTCGTGGTCACTGGGGTGGTGAGGACATTGGCCCCCATGCCCATGACGCCATGATAGGCCGGCTCATAAAGGGCGCCGTGGCGTTGGCCGACGAACATTTCCTGCTCGGCGCCGCCGAACACGTTTTGGAACGCCTTGGAATTGACGTTCTGCATCAGCAGAGCGAGCGGGGATTGGGGCATCGGTGAAGACCTCAGTTGGCGATGTAGAAGGTTGGAATGCAGGACAGGAGGAACTGCTGGGCGATGTCGCGGACGCGGGCCTGGTAGTAGGAAACCTCGAATTCGATGGTCTTCTTCTGGGCCAGGACATTGAGTTCGGTCTGCGTCCGCTTCTCATCGCGCCAGGAGCCCAGCGACATCAGGCCGAGCGCGAAACTGTCGTTCTCGAACTGCGCCATGACGTAGTCGAGGAGGTCCATGATGTTGTAGTTGCGAAGCCCATAGGTAGTGAGCTTCACCCGGTCCCGGGTCAGCTGGTAATGCGACTGGGTCGGGTCCAGATAAGGCACAGCCTGGAGCGGCCCGGTCTGCTCCGGGGGGATGTGCACCGAGCACCAGGGCGGATCGATATCCTCCGGGATCAGGTAGCTCGGATACATCGGGCATAGCGCGTTGAGCGAAAGCCAGACCGGCAGCGAGTTTGAGACCACGACATCCCGCGAAGCGAGTTGATCGACGGAATCGATCAGTTGCGTCGCCAGGGCCGGGTAAACCGCATCGCCCTCGTAGTGATAGACCTCGGCCTGGCGATACAGCATCGAGCGGCGGGAGAAAGCGAAGCGGAGGCCGTCGAACTCGCCGATGAACAGCGTGTTCGGCGCAATCGCATTCAGGGCCTCGACCTCAGTCTTGGAGGTGAAGACGACCCGATTGATGGAGAAGCCTTCGTTCTCGTCCTGGTTCTGGATCGTGCTGTAGTGCAGCGAGCCTTGGACCTGCTCCGTCGGCGCCGGGGTCAGGATCTTCTGTGCCGCGCTGAACGGGGTGGTGTTGAACGCCGTGGCGTTGAGCAGGGCCGAGGGACTGAGCAGGTCAGCCCGGACCCAGAAGGCCGACCCATCCAGGGGCAGCACCACCCGGACGTAACGGGTGAAGGTGATGACCTGGTTGAGCGAAAGCGTCGTCAGCCCGGCGGAGAGCACCGAGCCATATTGGTTTCGGGCTCCGGTGGCCTCGGTTGCGGTGACCATCTAGGCTGCTCCGCCGCCGGCTTGCGCCGCATCCCGAACCGCATCCATCCAGGCGCCGGAATCGATCCAGGCCTTGAAACTGGCTTCGTAGAGGCCGGTGTCGATGAAGGAGGGTCTCGGCCGATCAGACTTGCCGGCCTTGAACCTAGCGGAGCGGCGCTTGATCGAGGCCTCAGTGGGAACCCCGGGAACGCCCCAGGCCTCGATCTCGCCGGAACTGAGGAAGTCCTTGAACCGCTGCTCCACCTTCGCCAGCCCCGCAGCGAACGGATCGGTGTTGCTCATCGGGCCGCCCGCCAGGACCGTCTCCAGCGCCCCGGCGACGCCCTCGGCGAGGTCATTGGCGATGTCGGCCCGATGGGCGTTGACGAAGGCCTGCATGACCCCGTAGCGGGCTTCCAGGATCTCGGCGACATCTCCCGTGGTCGTGCCCTCAGGGTCGTTGTAGGGCTGTTCCACGACCCCGAGATGGAGGGTCAGGGTCAACTGATCCCCCAGCCGGTCCCAAGCTGCATCGCGAAGTTCAGATACTGCCGGCCCCAAGGGGTCTTCAGGTTCTGGAGATCGCCGAGCACCAGGTTTTTCAGGTTCTCGATGACCTGGATCGAGGTCGAGGTTCCCTGATCCCCGGTCGCCGACACCACCCCGGGGAAGAAGTCCAGGATATCCATCTTGTCCCGGAGATCGGCCCAATAGGTGGAGGGCGGGACGTCCTGCGCCCAGTTGACGAGGTTGTCACCGCCGAGGTTATAGACCGCCAGCATGTAGATCAGGCCGCCGGTGTCGTCCGAGGTCTGGATCTGGAGGTTGACCAGGGCCAGGGCGACGTCGAAGGCATAGCCGAGATAGACCGAATCATCCGCCAGGGCCGAGGTTGGCACGCCCATGGCGGAGCGCACCCAGGCCAGGAACCCGGCAAGCGTCGGGGTGTAGTTCACCTATGCGGCCTTGCGCGGCCGGCCGGGACCGCGGCGGCCCTCGGGATTTTCCCGCGCGACCCGGACCCGCTGGGGCGCCGTCTCGTCGCTGTCGGAGCGATCGGTGCGCACCTCAGTGATCTCCATCTCGACCTTCTTCAGTTCCCCCGGCATGCGGTTTTCCTGCATGTGGGTCTCCATGTTGTTGGAGACTGAGACGGCGGCGAGTTCGCGCATCTTGCGGCCGCGCTCATCGAGGACATCGATGTTGTGGGTCATCAACTGGGCCAGCCGGGCGGACGAAACCGGCTTGTCCCAGGAATAGCAGAGCCCTCGGAATTCCTTGGTGCGATCGATCTCGTTGACGTCGATCAGGCCATAGGGCTGATGTTGGTCGACGATGGCCTGGAGTTGGGCCGTCGAGAGGTCGCCCGAGATCTTTTCCTGACCGCCAGCAGCGATGTATTGTGTCCGCGGCAGGACGCCGCGACTGGGCCGTCCCCCGTCGTCATCCGGAACATAATACATGAAGGCGTGGCGCTGGGCCGTCGCGTTGGCGATGAACAGTTGAACCATGTCGGTCTCCGGTTTGGCGGCACGGCGCCGCCGGTTAAGTTTGGGTCTTACTGGTAAAGCATCGAGATCAGGCTGACCGCCTCAGGCCTGACGCCCCAACCCGGGGTTACCCGCAGTTCGGAGAGGACGTCGATGGCGCCGCCGGCCAGGGGGACCGGGATTTCGCGCGGCGCGGCCATGTCCGCCAGTTGCAGGGTGCAGGCTTCCAGGCCGGGGGCCAGCTTGGCGAACTCGTTGGTGTTCCAGTCGCCGCCGTCCGGCTTGGCCACTTCCGGCATGACGATGATGACCAGATCGGTGCCGTTGGCGCCCTGCCCGATCAGGGTATCATCATAGGCCCAGGTGATCTCGTCGTCGTTCCATTCGGCGACGTCCTTGACCACCCCGGCGGTTGAGGTGACGCCGGCGCCGACGCGCTGGAACTGGACCAGCTGCACCACGGAATATTCGAAGGTGCCGAGCACGCGTTGCGGGCCCAGGATCGTGAATTTCCGGCCGATGCCGAGTTGGTTGGTCCGGGTCTTGATGCCCTGGATCTGGCTGTTCAGGAAGAACGCCATATAGCCGTTATCATAGGTGACCACGGACGTATTGCCGTTCGGGTCCGCCGGCAGGTTCAGGCTCGTCGCCCCCGCGGTGTTGGCCAGGCCCTCGCCGTTCGCCGGGTTCATCCCGTAGAGCAGCGAGGAGCGGGCCAGTTGGAAATGGCCCTGGCGCATGCCGAGACGATTAGCCTCGACGATGCTGACACCCCAGTTGCCGGCGGCGGCGGTGTCGTGGTGGTCGTATTCGGCCCGGACCCGTTGCAGATAGGTCGGGGTCGAGATCTGGCTCATGGTGATGTCGACGCTCGGCAGCATGTTGTAGGCCGCCGTGCCGGACGCCATGCGGGTGCGGATATCCGCCCGCTTGATGTAGGCGTAGAGATCGCCGTCGCCGAGCCGGACCAGGGGTTCCCCGGTGGGCAGGAGATCGAAAGCGCCGGAGGCCTGCGAATAGGGCAGCAGGATCTCGGGCATGATGAAGGACGGATTGACCGTCACGAACGCATTGGCGTTGAAGGGCATGGTGTTGTGCTCTCAGATCTGGGTTTAGGCGCTGAACGAGGCGAGCAGGATCAGGGCCGTGTTCCCGCTCCGGTTCCATGTCGCAAAGCCGGTCGTGGCGTTGTAGGAGACCGTCATGGAGTTGCCGATGTTGAAGTCGAGCACCTTGACCGGCAGGGCGCCGCCGCCGGCCGCGACCGTGCCGCCGCTGCTATAGGTGCCGGGGCTGGAGGCGGAGGGCTGGTAGACGACAATGGTGGTCGAGGTCACGGAGACCACGACGAAATTGCCGTTGTAGCCGGCGCCGGTGCCCCCGGTGGAAACCACGCCGGAGACGTCGATCACGGATCCGGCCGCCAGGACCGCCGAGAGATCGGTTCCGACCGCGAAGGTGGTTTCGCCGCCGGCGGTGGAAGCCCAGGTCGCCCCGGTGATGGTCGCGGCGCTATAGGCCGGGGTGTAGGGGACCAGTTCCTGGTTCACGAAGTCCCAGGAGACGCGCTGATTGACTGGCGAGCCTTGCAGCGAGGTTAGGCCGGCGGCGCAGGGCACCGGGATGCGGATGCCGGAACCGAGGCGGTAGAAGTTGACCTGCATCCCGGTCCCGGCGAGGGGAACCGGCGACTGCGGGCTGGTGACCATGCCGTGGGCTTGGTTGAACACCGAAAACCCGGTCAATTGCCCGGCGGTCCCGGTGTTGCCGATCGAGGTGGCCCGGGTCAGGACCGACCCGAGGGTCTTGTGCGGGGCGCCCGTGGCGCCGTCGACGTTTTCGCAGATGCCGAGGCCGCCCCACATCGGGACCGTTTCGCTCGAGGAGACGGTGCCGCCGGCGAGATTGAAGCGGGCCGCCGGATCATCCAGGGCCATGCCCTGGATATAGCCGCTGGCTTCCGCATTGAACGAACCAGCCGCATTGGTTTGCAGCTGGGGATTGAACGAGATTTGAGCGCTCATGAATGATTGCCTTCCGGGCTAGAAGAGAGGTGCGAGCCCGGAAGGCCGGACCCGCGGAGATGATTACTGAAGCGGCTTGCGGGCCTCGATCGACTTGACCCGGGCCGAAGGCCGCTTCATGCCGCCGATGAAGGTGCCGTTGCCGACGAACTCGATGATGCGGGTGCCGGTGAGTTCGTTGGTCTTGTAGACCGGACGCAGCATCCCCGGACCCAGGTCGGAGGGACGGCGAGCGGCGGCCATGGCGTCGGAATAGACGTCGGACTTGGCGATCTGCAGGACGCTGTCTTGCAGGGCGTAGATGTCGGCGTCTTTCCAGCGGGCGCTGTGGCGCTTCAGGTCGTTGATCACCCGCTTCTCGTAGCCGGCCACGGTTTCGCCGTTCAGGGGCCGAGGGGCGCTGTCACCAAAGGCCTGATAGGTCCGATCGGCCTTGGCCTGGGCGTCAGCCAGGGCGGCATAGTCCTGATCGGAGATCTGCTTCGGCAACTGGCTCTGGAGATCGGCGATCATCTGGCGCACCGAAGCCGCATCGGCCTTGGCTTCCTCGGCTTCCTTCTTGGCCTCCTCGGCGTCGGCCTTCGCGCGCTGGATGTCTTCCTCGTTGTCCTTGCGGGCGTCGGCGGCGACGCGTTCCGGCTTGTCCTTGTCTTCCGGCTCGCCATCGTCCTTTTTCGAGGCGTCCTTGGCGGCCTTTTCCGCTTCGGCGTCACGACGCGCCTTGTCGGCCTCCATGGCGTCCATGCGGGCGCAGAGGCCATCAAGCGCGGAAAGCACCTTGTCGAGCTTTTCGCCCTCGGCGTCCATGCGAGCCTTGTCGGCCGCCTTACGTTCTTCCTCGGTCATGCCCGGGATCTCCGTCACAGTGGTTCTGGGTTGGCGCGCGCTCGGTGTCAGCTCCCAATCGACCGGCGCGCGCGGCGAGGGATGGCTCGGAAACGGGTCTAGTGCGTGGCGACGAGGTTGCTGGCGCGGATGCTCAGCAGGGTCACGGTCCTGGCGAGGCGATCGAGTTTCGCTGCGTCGAGGCCCTTGGGTTGGGCGGGAACAGCAGTCACGGCGTCGGCCGCCGCGATCTCGGCGCCGGTCTGGTCCACCCCAGTCAGGGGTCCGCCCTTGTCCCAGACGCCGGCGCCGCCCTCCCCGTCGTCGTCCACGGGCAGAATCGCGATGTGGTCCAGCAGCGCCGGATCGTTCTCGACCAGGATCTTGCGGCCCTGGTCATCGACAAAGCGCTGACCAGCCTTTTCCCGGCCCCAGGCGACACACGGCGACGTCGAGGCCTCGCGGGACAGCAGCAGCGAATTGGCGTGGTTGTCGTAGATCTTAGCTACGGCCCAGACCTCGCCGAGGTCCATCCGGAGATAGGGCAGGAACACGGTTCCGACGATGCGGTCCTTGAAGTCCTTGGAATTCATCACCGGCCGGTTCGGATGCTCCAGGATCACCGGTAGGCCATTGCAGCGGGCCAGGAACTCGTCATTCAGATAGTCGGCGGGATCGCGAACCACGAACTCGTCGACGCTGGGCCGGTAGCTGACCCCCGTCCCCGTGATCCGGATCGCCCACAACATCATGTTCTTGTAGGGCTGCGGACTGGTCAGATCGCCCTGAGCAATCATGCGGGCGACATCGAGCTCGTTGGCGTTCAGTCTTGCGATGGCCACCCGGGCTCCGGGATGCAGCGGCTCCGGGGGCTGACCCAGCGAGGCCCAGGCCCAGCCGGTGTGTTCTTCACACAGGGTCGGGATGAACGGCTCCTTGACCCTGCAGAGGAAGGTCTCGAAATCGACCCTCAGCCCAGGAACCACCACGGAATCGGTCGCCGGCAATTCAGCCGACGCCGGCGCCAACTCCTCCACTGGGGCGGGGCTGGCGCCGGCCGCTATCGTAGCGTCCGTGCCCGCTCCGATCTCTGCATTGGCGATCTGGCGGGTATGGGGCGTGATCTGGTCGGGATCGACCGTGATTCCGGTCTCTTCCAGGGTTTCCCGGATCGCCGCCGCCGCCGAGGTCTCTCCGTCTTCGATCTTGCCGCCAGGCCATGCCCATTGACGCGGATTGGAACTGCCATCGCCGCGCTTCAGAAACAGCGCCCGACCATCGGGGCAGACGAACATGATCCCAGCGGCTCGGATGGGGGCCTGAGTGGATGCCGCGACAGGCTCGCCCGGGGAGGCGTCACCGCGGGCTTTCGAATAGGCGATGGCCGCCGCTTGCTTGACCGGGTGCCCCGCCTTCACCTCAGTCGCGATATTCCGCGAAATCACAGCCTGTGAGGAACCGGATTCAAGCGGCATCTCGGCTCCTTTCGTTGCGATATCACGCGATATCGGATAATATCGCGTCATGACCAAGATGACGCCGGTTCTAATCCGTATCGAAGCCGAGCTACTGGCCCGGATCGATGAGTTGCGCGGAGAAATTCCCCGTGTGGCCTATATCCGTAACCGGCTGGCGGAGTTGGTCGAGGGCGACCGTCTGCCTCAGACCGCGGCAGCCATTCGAAAGCCGCCCGCCAAGATCACCGCGCGCGCCCCTGAGGCTAAGCGCGAGGGCCTATCCATCCCAACAGGGCCTCAACCGATTCCCCCAGGTTCCCGCCTCAAGCCCGGAAAGGGAAAGAAATGAATGCCGTATGCCTTCCAGGCCCAATGTGCGGCCCCGGCCAAACTGGAGTTGTGCGTCTTATTTCTCAAGCCCCGCGATCGCCGGCTGAATGCTTCAATATGGGCGGCTCAAACTGGATCGGTCACATGCGCGCGCCCGTCATCCAAACGGGCGACTTCATTCTTCCGGACGAAACCGAAGCCTACGCAATCTGCGCCTGGATCAATGAGTGCGGCCACGTCTGGAAAATCAGCTGGGACCACAAGCCCTTCACGGCCGCCGAACTTGAGGGGCCGAAGGAATCGAAATGATCACCGCTCTCGCCGCCGCCCTTCTGATCACCCAAGCCACAAAGCCCGGTGCTGCGTTGAGGTGCACCGATCCTCAGCATAGCGCGCCATATCGGGTGGCGGCTGAGTGGGGACAACCGAACAGTTTTGGCGCTCTTGGATCGTCGCCGGATTTAGTGGCGCAGGTTCTTCCCGGCTGGGTCTTCGTCCGCCGCGCCGACGCTGCATGCGTTGAGGTTCCCGATCTAAGCCATCGCCGCGATCTTGGCCCTCGCCTCCGATAGGGCAGCCTTCCCCTTGACCGTCACGCATCCCTCAGGAACGTCCCTGAGATTGTAGATCCAGGTCGCAAAGCACCTGCAGAACGGCTCCTGGCCGACTGCGGTGATGCTTTCGTAATAGCCGTCCGGCCCGACCTTCACGAGGCCTTGCTCCTGAGCCCAGTTGCCGCGGAGCATGTAGAAATGGCCGTCGCGCTCCTTGTGGTCGATGCGGTAGTTATAGCCCGGCTGGCGCCAGTGAGAACGCCAGACCAAGCCCAAGGCGCCGCCACCCCGCGCGATGGTCTCGTTCAGCGATGCGACCAGCTTATGGGACTGGTCGATCAGGACTCTACGTTCCTCGAACGGCAGGCTGCGCAGCGCCTTTCCGATCCGGGCCTTTTCCTCGCGCCTGTCCACGGTCTCGGAGCCGCCGGCCGGGATCGAAGTCCCCCAGCCTGAGAACCGCTGCACCGTCTTCTCAATGGCTTCCCGGCGGTTCAGCTTGATCAGCTGGGCGTTGGCCAGGATGCGCCGGTTCAGTTCGGCCCGCAGTTCCGGCTTCAGCCTCTCGACAGTGAAGCGGGAGACCCCGGGATGGTGCTTATAGATCGCGCCGTCTTCGATCAGGCGCTTGTAGCTCGCCGCCAGGGCCTCCCGCAGCAACCGCTCCATCTCCTGGAGGGGGAGCAACGAGGTCTCGGCCGCCTCGCGGAGCCGGCGTTCCCAATAGGCCAGGCGCTCGGCGCTGTCGTAGCCGTTGGCGCTGAGGTCCGCCACGGCCTCGGTCAAGACCTCCTGGTAGGACGGCTTACGGGCCATGGCGCAGCGCGATCACGATCCGGTGGGCGCGCATGAAGGCGTCGAGGCAGGCCTCAAAGTGAGTCACAGCCTTGAGCCTCGCCTCCTCGGCCCGCCGGAACTCTCCGAACTGACAGGCGACCTGGAATTCCCGCTGGGCCAGCACAGCCTCTTCGGAGTGCTGGGCCGCAGCGTTGAGGTGGGCCTGAATATCGGCTTCAGCGGCCATGGCGTGGCAGCTTCAGGACGGCGCTGTCTCGCGAGGAGAACGGCTCCGGGGCTTCAGGTTCTTTTGGGGCCTGCATCTGAGGCGGAACATAGTCCCGAAGCGCCTCATAATCCAGAAGCAGAGGCGACGAGAACAGGATCTTCTTGGCGTTCAGGTTGTCGGCGAACCACTGGACCAAGGTAGCCTTGTTGTCCGGATCCAGCATTGGCTCCAGGACTTCGACAGCCGCGATCAAGGCCTTGAGGGATACATCCTCGGCGTCGGTTTCCGATTCCGGATCGTCCAGCAGCGATGGCCACTTCGACGAGAAGCTGTTCACCCAGTCATAGAAGGCGGTGTTGTAGTCGACGCCGGCGTAGTCCGGGTATTCCTTCTGAATCGTGGCGTAGAATTCCGGGTTCCAGGCCCGGTGGCGGACGATCTTCTCGAAATAGTCGTAGAGCGGGTCCATCCAGATCCGGATTCGGTCCACGAACTGGGCGACGTGTTTCGCGTCCTCGGTCCCCTCCCCGAACCCCTCGGCGAAGGTCTCGGCGAGCAGGATCTTGGCCGGGGTCGAGGCGGCGGAGGCGATGTTCTCCAGGATGTTCTTGCGCGCCATGCCATAGGCGCCATCCAGGTTCTGAAGGTTGAGGACCTCGATATCCTCCTCGGTCGAGATCGAGATCACATTCCCGGTCTGGGCTTCTTTGACGATCTCGCGCTTCTGGCCCATGGCGCCGGCGGCCAGTCTGGAGATCGCCGAGGAGGGTTGCTTGATCTTGGCGACCAGAACCCCGGCCTTGAGGGAGATCAGGTCGTCGGTGACTAAGGTGTTGATGTAGGATTTCAGCTGGAACAGCGCCCGCTGATAGACGCTTCGGCCGACATAGCCGAAGGCCGAGGTGGTGTATTCGATATAGAGCGGGTCTTCGTTGAGCAGGCTCACCGTCCTGGACCGATGATAGCGCTTGCCCTGGACTGAGATGCCCTGGACCTTCTGGAAATCGATGTTGTTCGGATTCTGGTCCAGGACCAGGGAGCCCGAGGTGTTCAGAGGGTCGAAGACGTTGAAGCCGATCTTGGCCTTATAGAGTTCGGCGTAGTCGATCTCGGCGTCCGTGGCCTTACCGTCAACCAGCATGGCGATCGAGGCGACGCCGTAGATCCGAGCCAGACGGGCGCAGTTGAAGATATGCTTGTCCGCCCCGATCGCGGCCCATTCCGCGTCATAGGCTTCCTTCAGGCGCTCCTCGGGGCCCTTGGGAATGGCGATGATCTTTTCCTGGCTCTGGGCCATGGCGATCGGGAAGTCGGCGATCTTTGCGCCCAGCGGATGGGCGCTGTAGATGGTCTTGCAGACTTGGTAGCTCGGCATGTCGCCGGGCTGGATGTCGGCGCAGGTCAGAAGCTCGGATAGGGCGTTCCCGAGCGTCGCTCCGCCGAGGTTTATTTCGGCCATCTCAGACCTTCACCAGCCATGGCGTGACGTCATCCTCGACTCGCGCCGCCTGAACTGGCCAGAACAAGACCTGCAGCGAGGCGCCGGAGAGAAGGCTGCGACGTCGAGACATCAGAACCCTCCCGCATTGCCGAGTGAAAGCGCTACGCCGTAGCACCATGAATCGAAGAGGTCGTCGGCCCGCTTCGCCGCGTCCTTGTCACCGACGCGGAAGCCGGTGACTTGGCTGATCAAGTGGTTTCGAGTGACGCCCTTAAAGGTCGATACCTTGTGATAGGCCTCAGAGCTGATCTTGACCTCGCCGCGGTAGACATAACCGCTGACGCTGATCGCCCGCTCGTCTTTGCCCATGGCCGTGAGTCTGGACTCAATCGGATGGGCCAGAAGGTTTCTGTTCGCCGCCTGCTGGAGCAGTATCTCGCCGCTGTTCTTGTTCTCGATATGAACCCCGAGCGATCCCGCTCGAGCCGAGCAACGGCGCGCCCATCCTTCGAGATTTTCAATGACCCCCGGGAGCCATACCTCGAGCATGGCCCCTTCGATTTGAACCAGGTCCCAATCCAGGAGAATCAGGATCGGCGTCCCGCCAACTCCGCCATGTTGAGCAAAGGCCCAATACGTCAGGCCAGTCCCATCATTGGCCGATCCGGTCTTGGTCGCCGTGTCCGCAACGGCGAAGACGGCATCACATCGAACCGGGATCTCGACCGGGCGCCCTTCCCGATCCAGCATCCTGGACAACTCGAAGAAGGCCACCCCAGACCAGTCGACGAACTCGGCGGCATACTCCTGGGCGAACACCAGGGGGTGCTCCCTGGCCCGAAGATCGTCGAAGACAGCCTGTTGGCGGATCTTCCAATCCGCATCGGTCTCCTTGCGGCGTCGCGCCGGGATCAGTGGATTCGCCCAACTTGGCGCGTGGAACTCTATGAAACCGTGCTCTGGCTGATTGCATAGACGCCAGAGGAAATTGTCAGTGTCGACGCCATTGGTGTTCGAGATCACCAGGGCTTCGCCGTCGAGATCTAGGAGGGTCGGCTTGATCGACCGCTCCCAAATCTCCATCATGTTCGGATTGGTGAAGGCCGCCTCATCGATAACGACCCGCTTGTATTTCCGCGACCGGCCGGCGCGTTCATTTTCCAGAGACCAGAAATCGACCCGGCCATCCGTAAGCGCACGGATCACCCCATCCGTCTTGTTCGATGTGACCTTGATCGGGTCAAGGAGATCGAAAATCTCCTGCCGGACCTCGGCTAGGGTCTTGTAATCCGGGGCGAACCAGCCAGTGGGTTCCCCGTCCAAGACGCCTTCACAAATCCATGTCTCGCCAAGGGTCGACTTGCCCCAGCGCCGGCCGCAACGCCCGACTTTGAACCGCCCTCCGGCGTTCTTGGCCCAATCCCCTCCCCTGGCGTCCTCAGAGAGGTGATAGGCTCGGAGCTGATCGGCATGCGGAACCGGAAGGTGAACATCAATCGACGGCATCTGGCTTCGGGGGCAACCCGCCATGTCGATTGATGACTACGCCGGCTGGGTCATCTTTGGGCGCTTCTGGCGGTTTGTCGCGCCACTCATCCTGGCGCCTATTCTTCAGCCAGAAGATCGCCGCCGCCGTGTCGGGCGGGTAGTGCTCGACGATCGGAACCTCGTGGATCTCTCCGCCGGCCACGATGATCTTTACGGCGTCATGGGAGTAGCCGAGGGCTCGGCGATAGAGGGATTGCTCGACCCGATCATCGGCCGGACCCTTGCCGAGTTTTAAGGACTCGCAAAAATCTGAGTGGCTGTGCTTCCAGCGATGGATCGTCGCTTCATCGACTTCGAAGAAATCGGCGACTTCGCGGTCTGTGGCGCCGAGGGCCGCCAGCTTTCTAGCTTGGTCAACGAACTTCTGTTCGAACTTCGTCGGGCGGCCCCGTGCGCGCTTTTCGTCGGGCATTTACGCCCTCGCTTTCGGCGGAGCCTCCGTGCCGATATCCGAGATATTGGGGATATCTGCGATATCGCCTGACATCGGATGATATCGCCCTATATCGCCGTGACGCGGCGGGTGAACGACGAGGCGTCGGCGCGCTTTTCAGCGGCCTTGAGTCCGGCGATCTCGCTCTGGGCCTCATCCTTCGTGGCGAAGCGCGCGCTGGACTTGGCCCAGGTTCCGAAGCGCTTGCCGACGAAGGGTTCGATGCAGAACATGGTCAGGAGGCCGCCGGCGGGTTCAGGGTGGCGTTGATCGAGGCCACGGCGTCGCTGATCTGGGTCGTGGCGGCGGAGATGGTCGCCACATCGGCGCCAATCGCGGCGTCCTCAGCAGCAGCGCCTGCGGCCTTCGCGGCGTCCAAGGCCGCGGGGAGGGCCGAGGCGACGGAGGCCAGCGCGGCCCCTGCGGTTTGCAGCGCTGCGGCGGCTTGGGCGAGGGGTGTGCGCGCCGCAGTGCGTGCGCTCGGTGAAACGGGTGCGCAGGACGCATTGTTCTACATTGCGGAGCTTCCCGTGCAAGGCCGCGAGGCCGCCTGGAACGCACTCCAGTTCGCCACCGCCGC